ATCATCAAATTTAGTAAGTCTGAATTTGGTAAAGGGTTTATCAATATCTTTTAATTCGGTTTTTACATAAGGTTGCCCACTGTTACCTCCATCTGAAGTATCATTGCCGTACTTCAAACTACGTAGTTTGGTAGCATTTAATTGTGTGATTATAGGCATCCCTTGATTTGTTTATTAATAACGACCGTCAGTTGGACCTAAATCGCTATATTTACGACCTGATTTTGATTTGTACTGTGTTGCACGTGGGTTACGTGGAGCTTTAGGATCTAATTCATCTAATGTAGATTCTGGTCTAACTTTAGAAGAACCATTAAAGTCAACTAATTTAACTTTAGGATCTGTATGCACTGAATATTGGTTATGTAATTTATCAGTTGCAGTACCAGCAAAATATCCAAACTTATTAGCTGCTAATCCATTAGCGGTTAAACCTAATTTGCTTTTGTCTTTTTGATTAATGATTGCCATTTTATTTAATTTAAAATTGTCTATGTATAAATATTAAGTTAGGCCGTTTTGTAACGTCCGTTCATATTTTGTGTTGTACCTACTTTCACACTATCCATTATTACTACACCTTCTTTATTGATTAATTGATTAATAGCGGCTCTAACTTCGTTAAGAGCTGATACTACTGGTGATAAATCAATAGCTACACCTCCACCACCTTCACCACTCATTAAATCAGTACCTACTTTAATTTTACCATCAGCACCATACATTGCTTTGTCATTTGGATCTAATTGTACAGAGCCAAACTCTCCAGTCATTACGGGACCACTGCTTGGGTCAACTATACCGTCTTTCATAGCCATATATGTACCTAAAGCACCCATAACGGCTGCTAAACCTGCTATAATCCATACTGTAGCAGCACCAAATGAAACGGCTTCTGCTGCTGTAACTGTAGCTGCTGCGGTTGTAGAAGCAATTGCGGCTTCAGCACTTTTTAAACCTAATAATATTGGTATTTTAGCTATTGCTCCTGTTATACTTCTAAGGCTAAAGCTTTCAAAAAAGGCTTTTGTTCTAGCTGCTACAACAGCAGCAGCATCATAAGTACCTATTATAATTTTACGGGCTAAACTTTTTTCTTCTAATCCCAAAGCAAAAGCTTTAATACCAGAAATACCTTGTTCTCTTATTAATGAAAATAACAATTGAGCATTGCCTGCTATTTTAGTTAAAAGGGATTCTTTTTCTAAAGCTGTTTGTGTTCTTTTAGAAGCAATTGTTGCTAATCCCATATTAGCAGCAATCATGTTTTCACCCTTAGAAGCTATATCAAGTCCTAAACCTATTTTCTTATAAGCATTAATAGCCATTTGTGAAGCTTTAATACTTAAAAATATTCCTCCTATTATTTTAAGAGGAGTAGCCATATAATTAATTATATTTAAAGCACCACTTAACATATCTAAGAATGAGCCTAAAGGACCTGCCATTAAATTACCAAACAAGCTTTGTAATTTCTCTACAGCAGCATTAAATTTATCTTGAACGTTTTGTCTTTCAAGCGCTTGTGCTGCTTCTTCTTCACTTATTTGTTGAAGAGATTTACCAGATTTAATTGCTTCTTCTCTTTTTCTTAATTGTTCAGATAATTTATCTGATGTTGTTCCTAAAGATTGAGCATAAGCATTTTGTGCTAATACATTCATTTTAGAGAACTTAGCGGCAGTCATACCTTGGTTTGCTAATTCGTTAGCAACACCCGCCATATCACCCTGTAAAGCCAGTGCTCTAGCTCTTTCTAAATTTAAAGCCTGACCTGTTAATAATTCAGCTTTTAATTCATTTTCAATTGATGATTCAAAATTTAATAAAGATTCTGCTTGTGATTTAGTGTCTTCTAATGTAGTACCTAAGGCTTTCATAGCTACTACAGCCTTAGCTATACGCTCAGGATTATATCCTAAATTAGCAGCTAATTGGCCTGATACTTTAACAGCTTCAGCTAGTGTTGATCTAAAATCAATACCAACTTTAAGTTGGTTTCTTGCTGTTGCTAAACCTCTAACAAATGATCTATATGTTTCTTCAGATGATTTACCAGATAATGCAGAATATCTTTGAACTTGAGCAGCTTCATCTGCTTGTAATCCAACTTGTTTAGTTAATTTGATCTGAGTTTCAAGTTGATCTGCTGTGAATTCGTAAGCAAACCCTGTTGCTTTTACTAATTCACCAAATGCTTGAGTTAAATTAGCAGTAGTAACATTTAGATTTCTTGATGAGCTTTCAATAGCAACCATCTTTTCTCTAAATGCATCTGCTCTTTCGGTTCCATATCCTAATTGCTTTCCTAATTCAACTGCTTGTGCATTTGCATTTAAAGCTGCTTTAAAGAAGAAATTAGCAATTTTTAGTAATATAGTAAGCTGTGTAACGGGATCTTTTAATGCTTCACCAATACCAGAAACTACTCCTTTCATCCCTGTCATTAATACATTCCATTTAGATCCGGTTTTAGCTGTTTCTCTCATATCTTCCTTTAAATTTTCAAAGAAAGTACTACTAATACCTAATTTTCCTAAAGAACCAACAACCCCATCTACTATTTTTCCAGATATACCTAAAGTTTTTTGAATATCTTCTTCTGTTTTTAAACGTCTTTTAATACTAGCTTCTATATCTATAGAATCATCTAATATTCCCTGTGTTTCTACTAAAGATTTTTTAATTTGTTCAAATTCTTTTCTTAAAGCAGGAAGATTTTCATTTTTTCTTAATTCAGCACTTGCAAATATACTTTGTATTTCTTTTTTACGTTCTTGATTCGCTCTAAAAGCTTCTACAAGATTTTTTTTCTCTATACCTAATTTTGTTTGTAAATTTACAATTTGACTTTTAGTAAGTGTATTAATATCATCTTGATCATATTTTAATCTAGAAGTAATATCACTTATTTTTCTAAAAGAAGAATTAATATCTTTAGTTGCATTTTTTTGGTTATTTAATTCCCGAACACTTTTTCTTAAAATTTCATAAAATGTATTCTCATCAGAATTTAAATTTGTTTGTTCTTTTCTAAGACTTTGTAATTCTTTTCTAAAATTAGTAGCACCTCCAACTAAAGTTTCAAAAGCTTTAGCATCAGCTATAGTAATCTCTCTCAACTCTCTCATTAATCTGACGAGTTCCGCTGCTTCTGCTGTTGATATTGGTGTAGTATCTGCCATTACTTTTGTTTAGTATTACATCGTATAAATATAAAAAGCGCCTATTTCTTAGGCGCCTTTGTTGAATATGTGGGGTGTGATACGTTTGGTGTTAATGGTTTAGATGATGTTTTTGTTTTATTTTCAAACTGTTGGTTTTGTTTTTCTATAGCTTCATTTTCATCATCATAAAACTTTTTCATCTTATGGAACGTAAATCGACGTAACCATATTGGCATATTATATACTGTATTCCAATCATATCCACCTTTTCCATGAAATACTATTTCGTGGATTTGGTCAAATATTATAGGTCTATCTTCCTGAGTCAGGCCAAAAAAAGTTAATTCCTACTGGAATAGAAATGCCCTCCTCTGCACCTTCAGGGTAGTAAGTCATATCAATGTCTGGTTGGATTTGTGCATAATGTTCGCGCAACGCTCTAGCATCTTTTGCTGTTAACCCATTATCAACAAAATCACGAATAGTAGCTAATTCTCTATTGCCATTAACTGATGTAATTATATATTTTAAACGAGTTGTAATTTCAAATGAACCTTGTGGGTTAATTTTCTTTAAACCTTTAATTTCAGCATCAATTTTTTGTTCATCACCATGTGTTAACAACTTAAATGTTACTGTATTTCCAGACAAAGGCATTTTAAATGTAAATTCATTATTACCTTCTTCGAATAAAGATAAATCAACTTCTTTTTCTTTTAATGTTGATAAATCAACACTTATTATTTCTTCCCCACCTGTCTCATAATTATAACTTTTAAATTGATATTCAGCACCGTATCCTAAAATACGAGCACCTAACAGTATAGCGTTTTTATCGCATACTAATATATCATTAAAACTAACTGGTGTTACTATCAATGATTGCATTACTCTGTTGAGTACTGATCCATCTTTAATATAATTAGCATTAGTAAGAATGTCTTCTTCCTTAGCTGTCATATATTTCATTTCAATTTCACCTTTAAAAAGTGGTGAGTCTTTTGGATATAATAATCCTTTTGAAGGTAACGAAACCGTTTCGGTTGGCATTTTAAAATCGCTCATATAACATTTTTATTTTGTTCGTATATAAATATATAGAAAAAAGAAAGCGTCTGCAAAGCAGACGCCTCTAAGAAAAGAAATATGAAGGGAATTAAAAATTCAATACACAGTAATCCATAGCAATAGTAAGAGAAATGTTAACTGCTGATTCACTAGCCCAATCGTATTCACCAAAGTTTGCTGATTTTACATAAGCACCTTTGATTACCCATTCACTAACAATGTCACCTACTGGGCCTAATACGTTTAATACTAAATCTTTTTTATAAAAATCAGAATAACCATCGCGGCCAGTTACTGATTCGTGAGCCAAACGAGCCCATTCCATTACAGCTTGAGCACCACTTGGAGTGATTGGATCATAAAGTTCTAAGTTCATATCCTGCCACTTAACTTTACCTTTTACTTTACGGTAAACGTTAATATGGTCTAATATGATTTCACCGGCATCAAATTGAGGTGACGCTGCTTTCTTGATCAAATATGCAGGAATACCATCTACATACATGATGAAACGGTTTTGCACCTTTGGTTCGAAAGCGGTGAACATTATTTGATTTGCGTCTAATACAGCCATTTTATGTTAAATTTTGTCTATTAATAAATATTATTGTTTATAACTCTTACGCTGGGAATGTTGCCCCAGTTGGTAATACTGTGAAATCTAACACAATGAATTCTGCTGTTTTACTTGGTTGTAAATAGATTTGGCCAACTAATTGGTTTCTATCGATTACATCAGGTGTGTTATTAGAATCATCCATTACCACTTTATAAGCATATAAACCTTGACGTTGTACTACTGATTCTAAGTAAGGATTTGCAATGCTCATAAATCTGTTTCTTGTAGCTGCTGTATTTTGTTCAAATACTAATGAACGACCTACTTGACCTAAGAAACCTTTTAAGGTAATCAACAAACGACGAACGTTAATTCTGTCTAATGAAGTTGATTTTTTCTGTAATGTCTTTTGACCAAACGCTACAACACCTTCTCCAGGGAATGAAGCTAATGGGTTAATGTTTGTATCATATAAAGTATCACGATCTTCTTGAGATAATCTTCTTTCAGCTCTTAATACTGATCCAATCCCACCACGGTTTAAACCTGCTGGAGCGAACCATTCAGCACCTACTTGATCATTAAATGCGAACACACCACCCATTACTACAGATGGAGGACACCACACAGCCTTACCTAAGTTATTGCTAAATAATTGTACCCATGGGTAATATGCAGCTCCATAACTTGAACCAACTGCAGCTGATGCTGTAACAGCTGCTGCTACGTTAGCTCCGTATGCTGTAGTATCGATAATTGCCATTGAATCACCTCTTCCTTCACACACTGCAACAACATCATCTGCTATTGAACTTAAAGCACCAGTACCTAATGTAACACCAGGAACTAATAATAAGTTAAAGCTATAATCATCTTTATTTGATAATAAAGTTAAAGCAGATGTGTAATCCGCAGCAACAAATCCTTGACAGTTTGTAGCTGCTGTATCATTTGCTTCGAAGAAAGTTGCTACTTTATTAGTTGCAGCTACACCACCACTAAATGAACCACTACCTGCTGCTGGTAGATAACCACCATAAGTTGAAGTTTTATAATTACCTAAATTATCAATTGAATCAATAGTATTGTTAACTGTTTTAACACGTACATATGAAGAACCACCTTGGAAACTACCTGAAATTTCTACTAAGCCTTTTGTAGCATTGTAAACAGGTTTTGCATCACCAATCACACGAGAGATGAAGTTTGGTTGAGATGGATCTAAAGATAAGTTTGAGAATGTTTCTAAAACATTTTTATTATTTGTGTTGTCATCACCACGACGAACTACTAATGTAAATGTACCTTTTGTACTGTTAACATTAGTTACTTCCCAACGTACGTTCTCTATTGTACCATTTGCCAAAGCACCTGCTGTTTCAGAACCACTGTTGTTTGCAATATCACCCCACTGAGTAGCTTCTAAAACAAAAGAAGCTGTTGCGTTTGATGTTGCTGCTGCTGATGAGCTAGCGTAAGTGTCATAAGAAGAACCACTAATGATTTTGGTTACTAATAGTGTATTTCCACCGTTATTGAAGTATTCTTTAGCAGCTAATGATGTAAAGTATTCATAATAGTTACTACCACTTTTGAACACATCACCAAAAACTGATAGATATTCACTATAAGATGTTACAACTGTTGGGGCCATCGGGTTACCTTTAACTGTAGGTCCAACAATAGCAGCTCCAACCTCTTGAATACCTCTTTGTACTAAACTCTTGTCGTTTTCGCGAGTAAAAACGCCTGGAGAGATAATTTTTTCTGCCATAGTATTTTTTAATTAATTTGATTTAAATTATTCTGATAATAAATATTCGGAAAAATACGTAACCGATTGGGGTTATGGTAAGATCTCACCTGTCTGAGTGTCTAAATTTCCTTCCCCATATTTTTCATGGATTTTAGTAA